AGATCAAATTGTACTTAGAAATTAATCAATTATGGCTAACAAACATACTCCACGGGGAGATGCTACTCCTGTAAAAAAGTATGATGGAAAATTTTTACCGAAACCTTACGGGCCAGCACAGAAACTAAAACAAGCCAAACATCTTCCAGGTCAACGCAAAGGATACAACGCTTAATTATTATGACTTACAAACTTGTAGACCTATACACCGAAAAGGTACTAGGTACTTATGAAACTGCAGAACAGGCAGTAAAAGCAGAATCACGCCTTATGCATGAACCCGGTGAAACACGGTATGCAATCGAAACACCTGTAGTTAAAAAACCAAAGGCTAAGAAAGCTGATGTCAAAAAAGAAAGCGACTGAAGATCAGTTTAATGAACTGCATAATCTAGTCACCAAAGAATTTCTTACTCGCATTAAAGCGGGTGAGGCTACGACTCAAGACTTAAAGGCAGCCTGTGATTGGCTGGCAAAGAATGACATTAGTGGAGTTGCCTTTGAAGGTAATCCTTTGTCAAAGCTAGCCAGCGTTATGCCAAATGTAGACCCAGAGCTTGTACAAAGCAGACTATATGGCAAGCGGTAAAACCTCTACGTATTACAAAAAGAACCCTGCTGCACGTAAGCGTAGGCTAAAGCAACAGGCGAAATACAACAAGACGAAGAAGGGTCTAAAGATACGGACGGCTGCTAACAAGTGCAACCGAAAGATGGGTACTTACGGGAATAAAGACGGTAAAGACGCAAGTCATACCGGACCTAAGACTTGTAAGAAAGAGTCGATGAAAATCAACCGTACCCGTCCACGTAAGGGCAAGAAATACGCACCTAAATGACCCCATTACTTCCAACTCCTGAACATTACCTTTACAACCTAATAACCATGACATCCTCTGAAGCCAAGCGCCTTTGGAGGCGCAGTATTAAAGAACACTTTGGCTGCACATGCGTTTATTGCGGAGAAACTTATGAACTACACGAACTTACTTTGGATCATGTACATCCTCGTTCTCTTGGGGGCGAAGATGTCAATACGAATGTCGTACCAGCATGTACCAGATGTAATCAGGATAAAGGAAGTAACCATTGGCGCTCCTGGATGAGAGCCAGATTTGGAGAGAATCAACTTAGAGAAGGTTTGATTCTTTCACACATTAAATAGCACATCAATCCACATATGGATAACGCCCCCGGAAGGGGGCTTTTTTTATGTCACAACATACTCATGAAGCTCAGCATTTAAAAAAACAGGCAATCGACAAAATACTTACACAGATGTATGGGTATATTGAAGATGAAAAAGCTGGCAAAAAGATAAGTAGTTCCAATAAACCTAAGATGTATCTTAGGATGGCTAGACTACTTGCAGGTACTGATGACTCTGTATTTATAGATACTGTTGACAATCTACTTTCAAAAAACGCCACTGGCGATGAAATTAAGAATGCACTTCGTGGTATATCTGAAAGAGTAATTCCAAAAGCTAGAAAACGAATATTTTCAGACAGACTGCATCACGGCATACCATTAGAACTGATGGATGTGTTGATGAAACAAGAACCAGAAGTTATGCTTGATTTTCTGCAAGCTGCAGAGGATGACAACAGATTTTTTGGTGACAGTGCACCTAATATAGATAATTCATTTCAAGAACAATCTCACACGGCTGCTAAAGATAAAGCATCAACTAAAATAGTAAATCATCCTTACGAACTTGGTATAAGGGGGATGAAAGAGTTTAGTGCACATCCCCAAGGTACAAATAAAGGTTATGACAAATCTTTAGACAAAATCTATGCAAAAGGTGCAGAAATGTACGAAGCATTTAAACCAGCTATAGAAGAGGCAGAATATGCACTTAAGCTAGGAATAAATGCTGATAAAAGTCGTAGAGTTATTGCTAATAGAGTTTTAGTAGAGCGAGGACTCCTTAAACCTGGAGAAGATTACTGGTCTACTGAAATGTCATCAGAACGGATTGAAAAGATAAGAAAGGTACTTGCAGACCCTGAACTTGGTTTGACAATAGCTGCTTCTCAAAATCCAATGCAGTTCCAAGATGCAGAAGATTTGGCTAAACATGGAAAAGGTACTCCAGATATTATGGACTGGAGCAGAGATAATATAAGAAGGCTTCAAAAAGTATTATTAGCACAAGGTTTTAATCTTGATGAACTTCAATATTTGGCAAAAAATGATGGTGTCCTTAGTTTTAACGCCGGATTTGGACCAGAAGGAGCGAGATTTCTTTCCAAATTCGTAAAAGACAATCTTGGCGGTGAAGCTACAGGCGCATTATATGGTTTGTTGATGGATCCTGATTTACAAAAAGCTGTAGATAGCGGTAACGGTAGGGAAGTAACTAATATTTTGGCACGAGATGCACTCTTAGGTGGATTAACTCAACAAGGTGTAAATACTTTAGGAAAACTTGCACCATCATTGGCAAAACCAGTAGCGGGTGCTTTAACAGCAGCTAATACAGCTATGCCAATTGCGGCAGTTTCACAAATTAAAGGATCTACAGACCCATTTGTTACCCAACAACGGGATATTAAATCGTTAGAAAGCGGTGATGAGTCAGCTATGCAAGTAGCTGAGTTAATGCCAAGTCGGTTTGGAAAGCAAGGACCAGACATTACATCAAAAGGTGAAGTGATAACACCACAAAAACCACTAATTGATGCCACACCTTTGTACAACAAATTGTCAGGCATTGCGACTGATACATCTAGAGGGATCCTGAGATATTTTAAACCTAAAGAAGTAACAGAAGAAGAACTTGACTTTGCAATTTAATTAATGACAAACGTCCTTGAGGCGTTACAAGATGACTTCAAGTTGTTCCTACAAGCTTTGTGGGGGCAACTCGATCTTCCTACGCCTACACGCGCTCAGTACGCTATTGCTGACTATCTACAACACGGTCCTAAACGCCTACAGATTCAAGCTTTCAGAGGAATCGGTAAATCGTGGATTACAGGTGCCTTCGTGTTGTGGACACTATTTAAAGACCCAGAAAAGAAGATCATGATTATCTCCGCTTCTAAAGAGCGTGCAGACAACATGTCTATCTTCCTTCAAAAATTAATTATAGAAACACCGTGGCTCAATTACTTACAACCCAAATCAGACGACTCTCGTTGGTCACGTATCAGCTTCGATGTCAACTGTTCCCCCCACCAAGCACCTTCAGTCAAGTCTGTCGGGATTACTGGCCAACTGACCGGTTCTCGCGCTGATTTAATGATCCTTGACGACATTGAAGTTCCTGGCAACTCAATGACGGAGATGATGAGGGAGAAATTACTTCAACTTTGTACAGAAGCTGAATCAATCCTTACTCCTAAGGATGACTCTCGAATTATGTACTTAGGTACCCCTCAGACAGTCTTTACTGTCTACAGGAAGCTTGCTGAACGTAACTACAGACCATTCGTATGGCCAGCACGTTTCCCTCGCTCTCTATCTAACTACGAAGGTCTTATAGCTCCTCAATTACAAGAAGATATTGACCAAGGTGCTGAAAAATGGGATGTAACTGACCCTGACAGATTTAATAATGATGATCTTATTGAACGTGAAGCAGCAATGGGACGCAGCAATTTTATGCTGCAATTCATGCTTGACACAAGCCTCAGTGACGCTGAAAAGTTCCCCCTTAAAATGGCGGACCTTATCGTCACTTCCGTTAATCCCACTACTGCTCCTGACTCAATCGTCTGGTGCTCTGACCCAAGAAATTGCATCAAAGACCTCCCAACAGTTGGTCTACCTGGAGATTATTTCTACTCTCCAATGCAGCTCCAAGGAGAATGGGACTCTTACCAAGAAACAATCTGCTCGGTTGATCCATCGGGCCGTGGAACGGATGAAACGGCTGCAGCTTTTATCTCACAACGCAACGGTTTCTTGTACTTGCACGAAATGCGTGCTTACAGAGACGGATACAGCGACAACACACTTTTGGACATTCTAAAAGGTTGTAGAAAGTTTAACGTAACTAAACTTGTAATCGAAACTAACTTTGGTGACGGTATCGTCGCTGAACTATTTAAAAAACACCTACTACAAACTAAACAAGGTATTGATGTCGAAGAAGTCCGAGCCACCGTACGGAAAGAACAAAGAATTATTGACACCATGGAACCCATTCTTAACCAGCACCGCCTTGTTGTGGATCGCTCTGTTGTTGATTGGGACTATAACTCCAACAAAGACGCAGCCCCAGAATCAAGACTCCTCTACATGCTCTTCTATCAAATGAGCCGTATGTGTCGTGAAAAAGGTGCTGTTAAACACGATGACAGACTTGATTGTCTTAGTCAGGGTGTTCAATACTTTACTGACGCAATGTCAATATCTGCTCAAGAACAAATTAACTTCCGTAAACGTGAAGAGTGGAATGACCTCCTTACTTCGACCTTAGAAGACCCCCAAGGCTCCGCTAATCACCTCGTGTTAGGTCTAAATAAAGACCAAAGACAACAAGCTAGAGGTAACCCTAGAAACTCAGTCCCTAACTGGGTTTAGCCAGCTCCCACCCTTATACAGGGGAGATAGAGGGTGGACTATCTCTTTTGTACGAGAGGAGGGAGACAATCCTTCCTCTTTTCTAATATCCGCTGAATGGATATTCCGTAAAACACCGCAACTAACATAGACACATAAACCAGTACTTGTTCTAAATAACATCTATCTCATCTATATCACATGTATTGATATACTGTGTTGAGATCTTTGTTATAGGGTACACCTGCGTTAGTTAATTTATTACATACATTATATGAAAGAACTACAGTTTGAAGGTAATGAACAAGACTGTTCCTTTACTTATCATCGTACCCGTGAGGGTCCTAACTTCTTCGTATCTCACTATAAAGGGTCCACTCGTGGTCATAATGATCCTAAAGAATGTTGGCGTACTCTCGGTGTAGCTAAGTTCACTGATTCAGGTAAGGCACTTAAACAATGGTGCCTCGATATGGACGAACAATACGGTGATACACAGATTGAACCTCGTGTTGATACTTCTTTCGCTTCTGAAGTGCAGAATGAAGAGGTCTCTCCTACTGATAATACTAAAATGATTACTTGATGCTTACTTATATCTCTTATATTAAGGGATTCTTTTCTGTTGTCGTCTTTAATTGTATTCAACCGGTGAATTGGGAGTCTTGTGCTCCTGTTCATGTCTGGTTACCGCCGTATATTAATGATGCATACGTGGTTTTAACTGAGAAACCGTACCAACAGGAGCTAGATTACCTCGATAATTTTTGACATAATTTTGTCAACCCATATACGTAGGGGGACGGACGCAGAATCACCCCCAGGGGGCTCTTTGAACCCGCATTAGACTGCTAGTGGCGTGCAAAACACTCGATATTACTGATTTAGCGGGCGCAATCGCACTGCCTATCGCTCACTCAATCTCACGCAATCTGTAGCGCCAACATTAGATAAGCTTCACAATCACTAGACACAGATAACATTAACTAATCAATCACTATGTATGAACCAATAGCTGCGATTAAGATAATCAAATGTAAACAATGCGGAGCTGATGTCAAATGCAATGCTAACTATCCAATCACTGAACTAACATGTAATCAATGCCATCAACTATATGTTAAGGGAACACAGAAAGATAACACCACTAAATAACATCACACTCATAGCGTGGTGACTGATACATATGCTATGCTGGGTTAGTATTATTCACAAGTGGACAGTCAACAAAGAGGCACAACACCGCTTGCAATCCACT